TGGAGCGGGTGACGGGAATCGAACCCGCGTAGCTAGTTTGGAGACGAAGCGTCCACTGAGATCCGTGGGAGTCCGTCAAAGTATTGTGAGACAGCACAATTGGGCGAATTTCCGTCCGTGGGGGTCCATGTAAGTACACGGCGTGTCGCGGGTGTTTATACGGGGAAAGTACGGGGCGGATTCCCATTTCTACCTGCGCCGGGCCTCGCGATGATCGGCGATTTGAAATCCGACCCTTTTGCGGATCAACCGGAAAGGGTGTCCGAGTCCATGGACACCGGCTTTGAGCGGGGCCTATGAAGTCAGGTGCCAACAATTTGGCGCCTGTGACACCCAGTAGGTGCTGCAGTAACCGCCTCGGTCAAAGTTCTGTAGAGCTCGGAAAAGTGGTCAACTTGACCACTTTCCCGGTCTCAAGCCGTCGGCCTCAGGGAACTCAACTGGAAAAAAACTTTCCAGCTTCCCGTCTTCTGCAACCGCGCGGTGCTCATGACGGATTTGATTGACGCTCCGGGCTAGCCCTTAGGGGCCGGGTCCTTCCGCAGTGAGGCGGCCAGGACGCCGAGGGCTAGTACCCCCGGAATTGCGACTTGCCAGACGATGAGAAGGAACATCGGAGCGTAGAAGAAGATGCTTACGAAGAACAGTCGGACGTAGTCGCCGGCGGCCGTTGCCCCGTCGTCGTGGTGAGTGGTGATCAACCCGATGTACAGGACTATCCCGGCGATCACACATACGAGCGCGATGGCCGCACTCGTCATGCCTACTACCCGTCCCAGTGACGGTTTGACGAATTGGAGGCGGTTCATCGTCCTGTCCCGATTGTTGGGATCGCACCTTTGGAGGGGTCGGTAAGCCTGGTTGTGTGGTCGATGAACGGGTCGCCACCGAAGGGGTTGGCGTTCTCCAGCTCCCATTTCCAGGTTGGCATGTCGGGGCGCACCGGCTGGATTGTGGCATCACCTATCCAGTGGTGCCGCGAAAGGCTCGTGCCAGGACCGTATTGGCTACCAGAGTTGGCGGGATCCCACTGGAGCTGAACGGGGGCATGCCCGTCCCGATACTGGTAGGTCTCCATGCTCGGGTAGATGGTTGTGCTTCCGCCCAACCCGACAGTGCCATCGGCGTGTGGGTCGAGGGTGACGCGCCCATTGACCGTCAAATTCATCGCCTTGCCCACGGGATTCTCGTAGGCGTCGAATGTGTTGTAGTCGAGGGTCAATCGACCGTTCTGGCCTTGAACCACATGAACTTCGGGGACTCCTGCCATCGCGCCACCGCGCTGCCCATCGACGTTCACTGTCGGGTTTTGGCGGGTGACGACGACTCCGTTTTCGTAATCCACGAACACCGAAACCCGCGACGCTTCCACATCGGCATTCGCGTCCGGCCCCCGGTGGTCCCCGAAATTGTTCGGGAAGAAGCGTCCTTGTTGAAGATCTTCGAGGTCTTTGGCGGTGTTCACCACCTTCTCAGCGGGGATGAACATGTTGGAACGCACCACACCTTTACCAGGCTGGGGGGTGAACCTTCCCGCGACGATTTCCGGTGGGGCCCCATGGCTTTTCGGGGCGTAGCTGTTCGGATTGAGCGCATCAGCCATGCGCCAATCATTCGGAGTTACAGGGGCACGCCCGTACACACCCTCGAATGCGGCAGCGGCAGCGCGTACACGCGCCGGGTCATCCTTGCGCACAGTTCCATCCGGCAATGGCGTGGGCGCACCGTCCTTCAGATCAGGTTCCGGCGTGCCCGTTGCGGTTGCGATAGCTCGCGCCAAGTCGCCGTCTACCACCTCGCCGGTGGCCTCGATCGCGGCGATCCGCTCTTGTAGGTCAGTGACCTTTGCCGCGACTTTCGCTTTGGTGTCCTTATCCATGTTCGAGGTGTCAGGCGGGGTCACATGGTTGGTGTCCTGGTTGATCTCGACAGCAGGGTAGGCGTCGGCGTCCTGCAAAATGCCATTGATCTTCTCGGCGATATCGTGCGCTTCTCCGGCACAGTGCTCCATCTTCGTGGCCGACTTGACGAGGTTTTCCGCCGCTGCATCATGGTCGCGCGCAGTCGCATCCATCCCCGCCTTGGCAGCTTCTCCACCGTGGCCCTGCCAGGTAGAGACCTTCACCAGGTCCCGATAGAACTCAGCGGATTTGGAGTGGTTGACGGCGGACTCGCGTGCCGTCTTAGCCAGCTCGGTGATCTCAGGAGCCCACTGCCGAAGCTCCCTAATACTCAGTGGCACGAGGGCTCAGAGCCCCGAAGCGACATCAGTGATCCCACCCGCGTTGCCGGATTCGGTCCTGACGTACTTGGCTGCTGCCGTCTTGTGGCCTTCGGCGTGCACACCGAAGTGCTTACCAAACCGGGCACCATCAGCTTCCCAATGAGCCAGCATCTCAGGCAACGCAGCGCCAGCAAGGCCAGAACCCAACTGCACCTGGCCGGCGCGTGAATGACTACTCTGATGGCTGCTCAGAAACTCGCTGGCATGCGTGTCGAGACGGTCGGCGGTTACCCGCAGCTCATCCGGGTCTACGTTCAGCGGCACAGCCGAGCTAGGCATTAGCCCCCCTTGGCGTCATGGTCAGCAACCTCGTTTGCCAGCGAGCCTAACACTGAGTCTGTAGTGGGGGTGCCGATCCACGAACGCCTACCGCGTGGCGTGTACCTCGATCATGGGTATATGGATCTGGCCATCGGGCGGTACCTGACTGGGGCAGTCCGTGCAGATGCGCCGGTAGTTTGGGATGGATAGCCGGTAGGTGGTTTCACCGCAGTAGTTGATGGTGAATCCCGCTACTGTCAGGGCCATCTCGTAGTCGATGCCGTCGAGTTCGTGGTTGTGGTACCCGTTGACGTGACCGGGGCTGAACCCGTACAGGTACAACCGCCCATCAGGCTTGAGGGCCTGGGTCAGGGTGCGCAGGTACCGGCCCCTGGCTTCTGCGCTATCCAGGTTGTCGAAGAACTTGGAATCAACCACGGTGTCAAACCGAGCTTCGTAGTCCACTGCGGTGGCATCACCCACAAGAAACTGCGCGCTGACTCCGGCGCTACGCGCGTTCCGCTGTGCCCTCTCGATGGCGGTCGGCGCCAGATCAATCCCGGTCACCGAGCATCCGACGCGGGCGTATTCGATGGCATGCCAGCCGGTTCCGCAGCCAGGATCAAGCACCTGCCCGCGCACCGCCCCGAGGGCTGCCAGCTGCCGGATAACCGGCTGTGCCTGGCCGATGTCCCACGGCGCCGCATTCACCGCGTACATGAGTTCGGCGAGGAACCCTGGGCCGGCCTGATCAGACAGACCCATGGTCGACCCTGACAATCTCGTTGTCTGCCGGTATCAGGGAATCCCCGACTAGTCGGCACATATGTACCCCGGCGGGCCATTCCACGTCGGGTGTCACCCCGTCGCCCCAGCGCCGGAACAACACCTCGTTGCCGTCCGCTAGATCGGCCAGACGTTCCCGCAGTCGGGCGCATTCGACCCGGAAGTCATACACGTCCGTGCTGGAGCCCTCGATGCGTTCCAGGGCCTCTACGGTCCCGGCGATCAACCGATCCCGCAGACCATCTACGACTACGGCCTTGGGCCGCTTACGCCTAGACAACGCCCTTAGCCCGCATCCGGGCTTCGTTATGTGCCCGCCATTTGGCCTGTGCTGCCTTCTGTTTGGTCGGGTCCTTGACGCTGGTCTCTTCCATCTGGATACCGGCCAGCACCCGGGCCAGTGCCGCACGGTGCTGGCGCACTTCAGCCACTGCCGGGTGTAGCACGGCCCGACCGCTATTGAGTACCACCGTCAACCCGTCATTGGAGATGCACTCTTCGAGTTCGGCTATCCGGTTGGCCAGATGGCGGGCCTGTTCCAGCCACACAACCTCACGCCCATCGGGCTCCCGATCGGCCTCGTCGAGATCCGCGAGGATGCCGTCAACAACCGCGTCACCGGCAGATTTGCTATTAGAGCGATTTTTCATCGTTTACCTGCAATTTTCGTCGCACAGCCGGGTATCTGGGTCCAAAAAACGACTTCTGTATGCAATGCAGAGACGGGATTTAGAGCGTGGCCCGGAGAAGCTGTGTGAGTGGGGGTAGGGGGTCTTGCCCTGGGTGTCCGTGAGGGCTTCTTCCCTTACGGCACTGGGCTTCATCGGGCGCGTGCGCCTTCTTGTGCGGTCTTCCAGGTGTGACATGCGTGGCAGGCGGACTGCAGGTTGTTGGGGTCGTCTGTGCCGCCGAGGCTGACTGGTTTGATGTGGTCGACTGCTGTGGCCTGGGTGGTGCAGCGTGGTCCTTGTATGCGGCAGGTGTTGTTGTCGCGGCGCAGTATGCGGACTCTGGTGCGTTTCCATTCGGCGGTTGATGCGTGCCGCGATGAGGCGGTGCGTGGGCTGCGCGCCCAGCCGCTGGTTTGGTGCTGAGGGCAGTAGCGCTGTGGGTGGTATGCGAGTTGTATGCAGTCGGCTTCGGAGCAGACTCGGGGTGCTCTAGGCATGTGGGAGATCTCCTTGCTTGGTGTTGGCCCCGCACCCTGGTTGTCTGAAGGTCCAGAGCGCGGGGCCAATTGGCTCATCAGTGGTTCGTCGTTCGTGGCTGTCCCGTTAACCGCGGCAGACGCTGATGCGCCGGGTTTGGTGCTCGAGGTGTGACCGTCCTCGGCACCGTCCGGTGTTGTGGTCACGACGCGGGTAGCCGTTGCGGCTGGTGGCATCGTCAACACCGAAGTCTCTACTTGTCGGGGTCGTACTTGGGGTTGAAGACGCCGAGCGTGCTGGGTATGGGCCGTCTGGCTTGTATTGAGCGCCGGAATAAGGCGGCTGTGCTGCTTACCACCGTGACGGCCTGATTGGCGCGGCGTAGACGCTCTGACGCCTTGCCGTACTCGGGCACCCTGTTCACTACTTCGTGGTCGAGCCAGGCGGTGGAGGCGCCGACGGAGCGCAGGTAGACCGGCAACTCCTGCAATAGGGTTCCCAACTCTTCGTCGCTAGCTTTCTTCACCAGTTCCATTGCGACGGCGGTCTTGTCTTTTGTGCTGTCGAGCAGGCGCTCGCTGCGGTGCCAGTAGCGGCTGGCGCGTGACTCTGTTGCGGAGTCTCCGTTGGGCGTCAGCTTTCGGTAGATGCGTTCCATGTTCTGTTCGGCCTCTGTGCGAACAGCTTTCATCCGTTCCTCAGCGGCATCGAACTCCTTCATGGCAGCTGTCTCGCCAAACAGATCGAACTGCCGATTCAAACCCTCCCGTGAGTACAGGTGGGCGTTCTTTGCCGTCTCGTCGATGTGCTTCTTGAATTCCGTTTGCACATGCGCGAATAACTCTCTGGTCTGCTCATATGCAGTGCCTTCGAACTTCGGTACACGGCTGCGCGCCACGCCTGGCAACAGCTGCACATCTTCGGGTGGATCCGATGGGGTGTAGTTCTGACGACCGGGGTACATCGACTGCGGATGTGCTTCCGTTGCTGTCGGGTATATCGAGTCTGGGTCGCCGGGTTCGGCGAACATGCCGTTACCTACCATGTTGTTCCTTCTCTGCGTTCCACAGTTCCGTTGCGGCTGTGGCCTGTTCGGGTCTCAATTCCGCGAAGGCGTCGATGGTGTGGCGCCAGCGGTACCGGTACGCGCCGTGCAGTAGGGCACGCACCATCACTTCGTCATCGACGGACACTGCCAGGGCGATCAGCCGTGAAGCTGTGTCGTCATCTTCGATCTGGGCTACACGGTCGATGGCGTCTCGCTGTTCCAGGATGCCCAGAATGTTGGTAGGGTGCGGTTGGTCGAGCAGCTGCGCGGCCAGTGCTTCGCGCCGGGTCTCGGCGGTCGTCATTGTTGCCTCCATGATTTGATGGTGCGGTATCCCGTTGCTCGGTCACATGTTTTGTGCCGCTAGGGGAAATCAGCGTCCGCCCGGCATCGTGCCGGAGCCGTTGTACTTCCGGTACTGCTGAAGCTGCGCGCCGTTGTTCTTCGCTATGGCAGCGTCCGTGTTCGTCGCGTTGACTGTGACCGATTGGTCGATAGCCGGCGCATTGGTGGGGGCCGCGTTGCCTTGTGAGAATGCCGATCCCATGTCGCCGAACCCTGTGCCCGGGATCTGTGCGCCAGCGGTGACGGGGTTGATATCGCCTGGGGCCCCTTGGAGTTGCGCGGCCTCCATGCTGCCGAACGGGGCCGGGATGATGGTTTTGATGGCATCGACAATCCCGCCACCTGAACCTGACATGGCAGAGCCGGCGATGTTGGCCATGAGCGACCCGCCCTCACCGAGTAGGGGTTTACCGTCGGAGTTGTTGCGAAGGCCCCCAAAGAACTTCAGGAGAGTGGAGCCGGCTTGCATAAATCCCCACTGCGTGGGATCAGAGAACCCTGGCGGTAGAAGGGATTCCTTGAGCCCACCGATACCGATATCGGCCAGGCCGCCGAAGTCCGGCAAGATCTCAGAGATTCCCTCCATGATCTTGGCGTACGGGCTGTTGCCCCCACCGAAACCACTATTGGAGCCACCGAGGTCTAGGGATGCCCGATCATCCTTGGCCTGCTGTAGATCCCGTTTGAGCTTGTCGACCATGTCGCGTTTACGCTGCTTAGCGGTGTCTTTAGCGTCGGGGTTGGCCTCAACTTCGGCAAGTTCCTGCTCGGCGATATCCAAACGGCTTTGCAGATCGGTGACCCTATCGTCGGCTTCACGCATCTGCTTAGCCGAACCCTTGGTCTTCGTTCCACCGGAGCCGCCGCCAACCGACACCGAACCGCCGTTGACGCCAGGCACGCCAGATAGCGACGATGCGCCCGTAACCCCACCAAGCGGGTTACCGTCCAGCGGGAGGAAGTACTTCAGCGGGAACGCATCGGCGCCCTGAGCTGAACCGCCGTACTTAGTGGTGGAGTCCTTGCCGCCAGACTCGACATTCACCCCGTTAGGCAGAGTTCCTGCCATGTGAGAGTTCTTACCGCCGCCGCCCCGACGAATACCAACATTGAACGCGCCCTCTTGGCTTCCCTTTTGGAAACCTAACGCCTCAAAATTAGACTCGGTAGTGAAGTAGCGCTTATTCGGTGGCTGCCCCGTAAGAACGGCATAGATACTACTCATGAAGCCTGAGCAGTCCCAGCCGTCCGGACCGGTGCCGCCATACACGTAGCGGCGACCATTGCCCGCTGCCTGCGCAAACTTGATAGCTCCCGCGATACCGCCATCGGCGAAACCGGGCAGCATCTCCTGCAGCATGCCCACGGGCGGAACCCAGCCGGCATTCAGCGCAGTGACAATTCCCGCGCCGTGCTTCATACCCTTGGCGGTAACAACACCCTCGCCATTCGACAGCCATGCCAGGATCGAATCAGAGGTGCCCGTGCCGGGTCCGCGAACCAACCCGCCAGCGGCGAACCCTTGTAAGGATTTACCCCACGAGTTGAGCTTGTCGGCACCAGGAACTTGGAACCCGAACACCTCGGACGGGATCGACGCCAGGAAGGTGCCCAGCAGTTTCAGGGGCGCTTTGATCACCGCCGCCAATCCAGAGAATGCTGATGTGACAGCATCTTTGATCGCACTTGAGGCACTGGAAATACCGGACTTGAGGGCATCCCACCCGGCAGAGAACTTGTCGAGAATGGGCGATACAAAGTCCCATGCGGCACTGATCGCATTCTTGATGCCGTCCCATGCCGGTTGGATTGCGTTGTTCCACAACCACATTGCGCCCTGCCCGACAAGCTGACCGACCCGCACCCAATTGTTGAAGATATCGGAGACAACTTCCCAAGCAACACCAATAACGGCTTTGATGCCATTCCAGGCAGGCGTAATAGCGTTGTTCCAAAGCCAGGTGGCGGCAGCACCGATAGTGGTGAATGCCAGTTTCAGGCCAGGGAACACGGTGGTCGATAGCCAGTTCCACACTGCCGATATCGCCGTCTTAATGGCCGCCCAAGTAGTTTGGACAACCTTCCGGAACGTCTCATTGCGGTTGTAGAGCACCACGATTCCCGCCACAAGGCCCGCTATTGCGGCGATGATCAAACCGATTGGGTTGGCAGTCAGTGCGATATTCAACAGGGCTTGGACGGCGGCCCACGCCCGGGTGGCCACGGTGATAGCCAGCATCACTGTCTTGTAAGCGACCAGGCCCGCCACCAGTGGGATTAGGAAGTCTTTGAATCGGACGATCAGATTGACGGCACTGGACAACCCGCCCACCAGGGCCGGCCCTACAGCAGACAGGACCCGCCCGAACGCTGCCCCGATACCGGACAGGGCGGCACCGATGTTTCCTGCGGCCTGACTCACGGCGGGGTTCTCAAATGCCTCCTGCATCTTGTTCGTGAACCCGGTCAGACCGTCCCCGATACTCGACAGCGGGCCTTGGACCTTCTCAAACAACGTGATGGCCAGGGTCTCTGCAGCGTTCCGCAACCGTTCGATGACCCCCGGTAAACCTTGATTCTGCGCGGCGGCGAGCTGGGCAGCCGAACCTTGCTTTTCCATGGCGCCGCGCATCTGGTCATATCCAGCGGCACCGTCCTTGGCCGCGATACCGGCCAGTCGGGCCGCATCCGAGCCGAACAGGGTTGTGGTGGCCGCTTGGTACAGCTCTGGTGTCATCCGCTGCGAGGCGGCCTGCAAGTCCCCGAATAGCTTCTCCAGCCCCACGAATCGGCCCTGCGTGTCGTAGACCGTCAGGCCAAGCTCCTGGATCGCGCCCTGCGTCGGGTTGCTGGTGTCCGTCAGTGCCAGCAGCGCGGACTTGAGCAGGGTTCCCGCATCGGAGCCCTTGATGCCGTTGTTGGCCAGTAGGCCGATCGCTGCAGCGGTGTCTTCGAGTTTGAGCCCGAACTGATTAGCGACCGCGCCACCGGACTGCAATGCCTGCGCCACATCGGTGATTTCCGCTGAGGATGCGTTAGCGGCATTCGATAGAACGTCTGCGGCCTTGGCGGCATAGTCGGCTTTGAGGCCGAACGCCAACAGGGCGTTGGCCTGAATCTCGGCAGCCTTACCCGCATCGACTTGAGCAGCGGCGGCCAGCTGCAGAGTGCCCTTGGCGCCGGCAATCGACTCATCGACAGTGAACCCCGCCTTAGCGAGCTCTGTCATCGCCTGGGCCGCATCGGCAGCCGACGTATTGGACAACGTCATGTCGTTACCGAGGGCTTTGGCTGTGTCACGGAACCGCTGCATCACGTCCGCGGAAGCCCCAGTGACACCGGAAAGGGTGTTCATGGTCTTCTCGAAGTCCAGACCCTTTGTGACAACTGCCGACACACCGCTGGTGGCGAAACTGGCGGCCTTCGTCATCGCATTGGCGGCCAGATTGCCTACCGCGGTGCCCGCTGCGACGATTCCGGTGGAACGTAAAGCGCCAGAGAATGAATCACCGAACCGGCGACCGGCTAGACCCCCGGCTTGCCCAGCTGAATCAGCCGAGCCAGAGAGGAGCTGCGAGACGCGGTTCTGAACATTCTTCGGTGAACGCCCTACCGCGGCCTGCGCGTCAGTGGCGCGGCGCTGCGCACGGGCGACGGCATCCAGATCCTTGGCTAGATCTTGGGCGGCGGCCTGTTGCTTGCGTAGCGCTGCGGCGTGGGATTCCTCTAGGGCAGTGAGTTTGGAGCCTGAGACACCGCCCTGGCGGGCCTCGTTGAGCTTTTCGAGCGCAACCTTGAGCTTGCCCGCCTGATCGGCCTCTTTGTCCCGAGACTTCGTTACGGTGTCGGTGAGCTTCTTAACCTGCTCTTCAGCGGCTTTCGACTCAGAGGCAAGGGCTTTCGCGAATGCTTCGCCGGTCTTCTTCCCTGCGCTCGTGGCTTGCTTCTGCGCGTTATCGAAGAGCTTGCCCAAACCTGCGGTGGCACCGCCGACCCTGACCGACAGGGATACATACCCTGATGCGAGTTCAACTGCCATCTGTTGCCCCCTTCGGGCAATCGGTGCAGCCGAGCCTTTAAGGTGGGTATTCAGTTGTGAGCGAGCTGGTCTGGACTTACATCGACGCCTTAAGCGCTTCTAAGTCCACGCGGCGGATCATCCAGTCTCGCCCTTGGCGCTGTGCCTGTAGGTGCCCTGTCTTGCACCACTGGCGGACGCATCGAGCCGACTTTCCGATCTCTACCGCAGCTTCCGCTGTTGTCAGCAATGATGCCTGACCCGGTTGCGGGGCGGGCGATTTATTTCCGCTAGCGGCAAGAGATGCTGAAATATGTAGCGCCTGCAGGAACAACCAGCCAGCCGGATCGGACATCTTCACCCGGTCACGCACCGCCGACGTAATCTCCGCGCGGTTCTCCAAGTACCTCGCATAGCGGGGAGGTACACGCAGATTCCCGTGTTCGTCTAGGTAGTCACCGAAGTCGGGCAGATCCTTCAAACGGAGCCCCCCTCCAGCCGCAGCGACCACGCGATACGAGCGGCATCCGCCAGGTTCACACGAGTGTCGAAGTCGCCCAGGCGCTCAAGCTGGTCGATCGCCTCGGGAACAATCTGGACAGACATCACCATCAACGCAGCGGTCACCACTGTCAGGACATGGGGTGCCGATGCCCCCAAAAGCGCTACATGGTCATGGAAGACACGCTGCGCTTCCTTGGGTCTGTCGCTCACTGCCAGCAGGTCGAACGCCATCCGCCGGCCCATCAACTCCGCACCTGCCCGTGTGGGGACAGCAGAGACACCCCCAGTGCCGTCCATCGTGGCGAAGACGTCCACCATGGCGCTCCACGGCTGATCTTCCAACGCTTGAACTTTCGCCCACTCCGCTTGCACACGGGCGGCCGCAAGTCTGCGGGACTGGTCTTCTCGATTCCCCCTCATGCCGATACCTTCCGGGCACCGAACCTGCGGCGCTCGTGGTTGCGCTTGGATATGGCTTCGTTGTGCACTACGACTGCGGGCGGTTCCGTCGCAGCCGGTGCCGTGGACTCAGGGGCGCCGTCGCAGTCATCACAGATGGGGCTGGTGGCCGACGCGGGAAGATCCACGTTGCAGCGGCCACAGTTGGTTGGGCGGGCACGTCTCGGAGTCTCGGGTTCCTGTTGCACCACTTCGGGTTCTACAGGACCCGAAGTAGTAGTGACCTCATCGGCCTCTACCGTCAGGGTTGGTTCTGTAGGCCCGGACCCCGGTCGAGGTTCTACAGAACTTTGACCGCTCTGCTCGTCCAGCGCGGCGGTGATCGCCTCGGCGACGAGCGACAGCTGCGAGGCCTTGTGCAGGATGTCCATGGCGTCGTCTCGGGTGAGGCGCGGCACCGCCTTCGGCCACCTCGGATCATAGGTCAGTTCAACAAGTTCACGCACCGGGGCGCCGAGTGACTTCGTGATAGCCCTTACGGCTGACTGGATCTGGACCTTCCTCTTCGGGGCATCATCCACTTCGGCGGGCCGCTCGTCTACCGGCTTAGGTTCAGGTTTGGGGTCGGGCTTCTTACGCGGCTTGGGCTTTCGGTACTTCTTGTCATCCCGCCCATGGGTGAACTTCTCCTCCGGGACGGCCTGCGCCACTTCAGATTCACCTGTCCCATTCTGGGACACCTGATCTTCGTCGGCCACTACCGCGTCGTCCGATTCAGCTGTCCCACTTTGGGACACCTGATTGAGTACACGGGACACGGTCGATTTCGACGAGTCGGTGATGGCCGCGATGGACCGGACACTCATCCCTTCGCCGGCAAGGAATGCCATGACCTCCTGGCGTGCCGACCCGTGCACCTCGATCTTGCCGCCGAACTGAGCCTCGATGAACTCCGGCCAACTGCGGTACCCGAGCACCTGGCAGATGTTCGTGGTCTTGGCCCGCTCGACAGCCAGTGCCAGCTGCTCGAAGCCATCCCGCGCCACCGCCGCCAGACGGCGTATCTCAGCCGCCATCTCCTCGGCTTCATCGAGGGTGACGGACGTCAGTACCTCAACCTCATGCTCTTCTACTACTGCTGCTACTTCACTCATTTGATCTACTCCTCTGAAAGTTGTTGTGGGTAATCACTTGTCGTATTCGTAAGGGTCAGGGCCAGTACCGCGCCACACTGGCCACGCCTCGGCACCGGCAGCGAGGGGAAGCTCCTCGGGTACCGGTTCCCCTCCTAAGCCCCGTCCTGTCCTGACCCTTTCGTCGTGCGACTCGTCTAACGAATCGTTGGACGAACTGTTGGACGAGTCGTTAGAACCGAACTGCTCGCGAGGTGGCGGGGTTGGCTTCCCGCGTTTGGCCCGGTTCGCCCTATTGGCCTTCTGTTGGTTGATCACTTTGTCGCGTGGGCGCTGGTACTGGCCGTGGTGTTCGATCACGTAGTCGTCGCTGCGCTCACGCCAGTACCCCTCGGTGACAAGCTCTCTGACAGCGGCGGGGTGCTTGGCGAATCGCTGGACATCCGACTTGGGGATGACGAGATCCAGCAGCTTCCGGTTGGACCAGCACAGCCCTTCGGTGTGGGTGCGGAAGGCGGCGTCCGACAATGACCAGCAGTCGTCGCCGTAGTCGTCGGACAACTTGGTCCATGTCACCCGGCTCGCCTCCTCCACCGTGACCCGTGCGGCATCTTCTTGACCACACCGTTTTCGAACCGGCACTTCTCGCCCGCGCCCGCACCGCATTCCGGGCACTGCTCATCAGCGCCGAGAATGTCGTAGGGGTCGGGCCTGTCGTGTCGCCCGGTTTCTTCTTCGTGGTCAGCCATTGCTGCCCCGAATTTCGCCACGGCAAGCTATGGCCACCTCCAGCAGGTGGTGCAGCTGTTGCGCCTCTACCACCGTGAGCGAGAGGCCTATTCCCTCGCCCACGGTGGTAGCGGTGCCCGAGACATCACCTACTGACCGGACCGCCAACATGATCTCGTCGGGGTAGACCTCACGGTCCACCATCGCGTAGCACGAGATCTGCGCGCTCCCAGGACCATCTAGGGCGGCGGTCGTCTCGCCGTTGTTCCAGTGATCAAGATGTCCGGTACCAGTGTTGGTGCACCAGCTGTAGGGGCAGTTGCTCATCGCGCACCGCTCGCGTCCGGCAGCACGATCTCCTTGAAGTACTTCGGCACCGACGCCAACATCACTGCTGCTGCATGCTCATTGGCCCGCAGCAGCAACTCCTCCAGGTCATGCGCTTCACCGAGTCGTAGATCGACCTGAACATCGAGATCCTGTGGCCCGCCCTGGATGTGGATGATGACGCGCGGGGCGCTGTCGCCTTCACGCTCGTTGTAATGAATGCCCGCGCCGATCAACAGCTGCTCCTGGTCGTCGTCAAGCCGAAACGGTGTCCCCTCGCCGAGCGTCGACGGGGTGTAGGCGATGGCCTGGTGATCACCGTGGCAGTCCGGCGATCCACCGGAGCACCACGAGAATCCCTTCGTGCAGCCGTTCATCGCGCACCACCGATCCATAGGTCGGCCAGGTCGGCGGCGTCAGTCAGTGCCTTCGCAACGGCTCGGGCATCGGAGACCGTGTGGTTGGTGTCGAAGACATAGATGGCCGGTGCCAAGTGGGGGTTGTCGGTGATGATCGAACCGTCTAGTCGCTGAGCCACCGCCAAGGCGATGTTGCGGTCGGCCAAATGTTCCGGCAGTGCCATCTCAGGTGACCAAACCAGGCGAGCAGGCACGCCGTCGTAATCCTCGAATTGAGACTCGCTCATCCGTGGGTCAGCGCCGACGGGCAGTGCCGGGGGCTTGGTCAGAAGATCTTGCTGTACGTCAATTGACGTTGGTACGCTCATGGGAGATTGATTCCTTCCATAGGAATTGGTTGGATGCCCTCGACCTGGTGCTTGGCGGTGCTGGTCGGGGGCAGTTCTTTTTCCGGACGTAGATCCGGTGTGTGATCGGCCTTTGGATCTAGGCCAAGGTCGCAGTGCTCAGACTGGGGGAGGTCGCGCATCAGGCGGCCTCCAGCCTGGCGATGTATTCGGCTATCTGGCGGTCGGTGCTGAATCGTTTCTTGCCGATCTTCACCGAACCGAGCTCGCCCGATGCCCACAGCCCGAAGATGGTGGTGCGTCCGACGTTTCCGAGCTTGGCCGCCGTATCAGACCAGTTGTTCATCTGTCCCTACCCTCCTTTCTGTCGCATATCGAAACATTCGATACCGTGCGTTGGCGTACAGCACGACAGTATCACTGCCGTTGTGATACGCGACAGATTTCGTGTCAGAATGTCGCGATGGAAGCCAACTTGTGGGGTGTCACTATCGGCAAGGCGATTGAGGCCGCTCGTAAGAAGGCGGGCTTGAGCGCCGTGCAGCTGTCAGCGTCTTGTGCGGAGTACGGCACGCCAGTCCATCGCGTAGCCATCTCGAAGATTGAGACGGGCGACCGTGACGTCACGCTGCCAGAGCTAGTAGCGATTGCAGCCGCGTTGGAAACCCCACCCTTGGCGTTGCTCTTCCCGGATGTGCTCGTGCCGATTCAACTCTTCCCCGGCTTAGAGGTAGTCGGAACGGAGGCGCTGGGGTGGTTCAGTGGATTGGGCACCGACAGCCCGTTCTACGCCTCTATCGACCATGGACCGCCCGAATTGCTCTGGGTCTATCAACCGCAGATTCCCGTTGAGTCGTGGTCCATTCGACTAGTGCAAATCGAGGAGGCCATTAAGGCGCAGCTGCATCACCTGCACCGGATGGAGTCCACCGCCGTCGAGTCCCCACTCCTCTCGGATAAGCAGCGAGCGATAAGAGCGGCGGAAGTTGACCACGCGCGGCGTGTTTTGCAGCTGCTGAAGGATGATTGGACCGACGTGGTTTACGACCAGCTGGCACGGAAATACGGTGTCGGAAGAGTCCCGGCCGGCGCGTACGACCCTGATCGGATCGACAGCATCGAGGAGCGGCTCACGGACATCGACTCGCCAGACCTCACCGACCCCGATGCCTAGGCAGCGCCTGGCGCCGGGGGAGCACGGCAAGATCACCTGTGCTCGACGTGGGGGGAAGCACTACGCGACGACTTATCTACGTCTCCTCACCGGCAAGCGCGTGGAGCGTGAGGCATCTGGCAAGTCTGCCGAGGATGCGCGCCGGAACCTCGTCGCCCGTATCGCCGCCGAGTTGGCGTCTGGACCTAGTACCGGCTCGGTGAGCGGAAAGACCACGTTGGATGAGCTTTTCGAGGTGTGGATACCGGCCAAGATCGCCGAGGATGGGATCGGCGGGCGCACTCAGACCCTCTATCGGGACACCTGGCGACTACATGGCAAGACTCAGCTGGGGGAGCTGCTGATTCCAGAGCTGACAACCAGCCGTGCGGACGCGCACCTTAAGTCGCTGCCGCAGTCGCCGGGTATCTACATGCGCGTCATCTTGATGGGCATGTACAACCTGGCCGCAAGGTTCGATGTGGTGAAACACAACCCGATACGCGAGACCAAGACACCGAAGGTCGAACGCGAGAAGGCCCGCGCACTGACCACGATGGAACTAGAACGGGTGCGCCAGGCGGTCAAGGTGTTCTGTGAATACCGCGGGCCGGGGCCTCGTCGCGGTGTGATGTTGCCCGCATTCGTAGAGCTGCTGGCAGCCACGGGCGACCGCCCCGGAGAGGTCCTCGCGATCGACTGGGATGAGGTGGACTTGCTTGCAGATCCGCCGACCGTCACCGCGTCGGGCACGGTTCAAGACGCGGGTCGAGTGGCCGGCATGCCGCTGCACCGGCAGGACTGGCGCAAGGGCCATGCACCCGCACACACGGTCACGCTGCCGAAGTTCGGGGCAGAGGTACTTACCCAGCTGTACGCGATCACGGGGCCGTCAGGGACGGTGCTCAAGAACCGCGATGGCGGGCTGGTGAGCTTGTCCAACATCCGGTCATCGCTGAGGGAAGCGCTCGAGCCCCACCCCGATCTGAAGTGGGTAACGCCGCACTCATTCCGTAGGTCGGTGGGCACGGTGGTGACGGAGGAGCTGGGCATCGACGCGGCACAGCAGTCCCTCGGACACGCCCAACGGGTGACCACCGAGCGGCACTACGTGCAGCGATCTACCTCGGGGCCGGATACCCGCGCGGTGCTCGATAGGTGGGCTGGGCACGGTTAGACGAATGTACGGGGAAAGTGCGGGATATCAGGGGTTGGTTGTTAACTGGCTAACTGTTCCAACCCTCTGAACTGGATGTATGGAGCGGGTGACGGGAATCGAACCCGCGTAGCTAGTTTGGAGACGAAGCGTCCACTGAGATCCGTGGGAGTCCGTCAAAGTATTGTG